TTCATTGTATCATGGAACATAATATATGGATAACCAATCTCACCTCGTCTTTGGATGACTTTCGCCCAAACAGCTCTTTTGTCATCGTCACCCGCAATCATTTCTTCCATAAATTGGTCTGTTACAGTAACTGCGTGAGTCAAGTCTTGAATAGGAAACCCTTCAGTTCCAATCTCCAAGAACTCCATAATATCAGGGTGTTCTACAGGTAAATAAGGTGAAAAACGACCTCTACGTGTTGAACCTTGTGAAATGTTATCTACAACACTCTGAAATAAGTTCATAAAGTGAACCGCACCAGGTGCGTGACCGTTGTCTGTTACTTTTGAACCACGACCACGAATGTTACCAAAGTATCCTGAGGTTCCACCACCCATCTTACTCATCTCACCGACCTCAGCCTGTGTGTATAAAATGGATTCAATATTGTCACCAATATTTGAACCAAAGCAACTAACAGGTAAACCTCTTCGTTTGCCGAAATTAGCCCATACAGGTGATGATAACGAATACCATCCTTTACCCATATAGTTATAAAATTTATCAGCAAACCCTTCAATACCTAATAACTTCTCTGCATGCTCTGCAATCGTTCTAATCCTGTCCAAAGGTTCTTCACCTTCACTCAAATACCCTCTTCTGAGAAATGTTACTGATTCCTCATTAATCCAATCAAAAGGTTTTCTTTCTTTCATATCTTTTTTCTTTTTTTTTAAAATAAATCGTTTGACGTAATTGACTTTGACTTCTTACTATAATTGATACTTCTCTTATTGAAGAAATCTGTATGTTTTGTGGTTAAGATTTCATCATCAAACCACTCTGTTGTTTCTAATAATGTTTCATTAATTTCAAATACACTATCGATACCAATAGAGTTTAATGATACATTAAATCTATGTTTAATAAACTCCATTGTTTGAGCTTTAGTTAAGAATTTCAAATCTCCTTTTTCAAAAATCCAATCCACAATTTCTTTTTCGGCCTCATATGCTTCCATAGTTGCCTTTACCAAATCCTCAACCAACTGTTCGGTCCACCAATGTGGGTTTTCTTGTTTGATTAAGTTTACCAAATCAAATCCAAACTCCGCGTGAATGTTTTCTTCCTTTGAGGTTGCTTCAACCGCATTTGAAATACCTTTTAACACGTTTTTGTGTTTGTTAAATGACATGATAACCAAGAATTGTGAGAATAATGATACATTCTCAACAAACATCGAGAACAATACAACAGATTCAAAATAATCTTTGTTATCCACCGCTTTTGAACCCAAAATAGATTTCTCCAAATACTTAATTCTTCTACGAATTGCTGGTACTTCAAGTAAGTTTTCAAACTCACCATTCAACCCCAACAACTGAATCAAGTGTGAATATGCGTCAGCATGTCTAACTTCGGATTCTGCGAATGTTGCTCCGACATTTCCAATTTCAGGTTTTGGCATCCTTTTATAGATGTCACCCCAAAATGTTTTAACCGCAACTTCAATCTGTGAAATCGCCAACATCGCTCTCTCAACCGCAGTCTTTTCAGATTCGTTTAAGTGAACTTTAAAATCCTGAATATCTGAGGTAAAGTTAAACTCGGTGTGTACCCAATATGAATGACGAATCGCATCCACATAATCATTAAGATTAGGGTATTCATAAGGTTTAAGGTTTACCCTCTTTGAGAAGATATTCGGACGGTTTTTTGAACGGTAAATGATATATTCTTTAGCAATATCATTCAGACCGTTGTCCATTAATTTATTTTCGACCATATCGTGAATCTCATCAACATGAGGTACGTGGTCTTTGTTATTTCTAAAAATCGCCTTTGTGGTGATTCTTGCAATTTTTTCAGCCATTTCATCATCAACTTTATCAACACTGTTCATAGCCTTCAAAACTGCCATTTCAATTTTTTCAGTTTCGTAAGGAACTTTGTCCCCACTTCTTTTAATTACATAACGAATATCGCTACTTACTTTGTCTATCAAACTTTCCATAATGCTCTTCTTTTATTTTATTAGGACTGTCTTTGTTGTCGCCTCGACATTAATTCCTTGATACGTTCTTTGTTCTTTTCTTCTTTCTGTTCTTCCAAACCTAAGAATGTAACACTCGATTCCGTATCAATCTCTAACATCTCATTGTCAAACTTACAGTTTTCAAATACAATCCCATCTTTCCCAATACGGGACTTGGTGATTGCGATTGTCGCCAAATTCATCTCCTTCTGTTGAAGGGATTTAGCAACGGTAATAATAACGTGTCCGACCTGTGCTTTTTTGATGGACCCACCCATTTGGTCGGTTGTAACCACCTCTGACGAAATAGAGGAACGGTTACCTTGTGTGGCAGTCCACCCTGCAATGTCTAACTCGTGACACATCGCTTCAAAACCTCTCATTACTGAGCCTTCACTTTTCCATTCGTCACCCAAATTTCGGTCGGGGACGATACAATCAATATAATCCAACACCACCATGTCAATCTTGGTACCTTCAGCCATCATCTTACGAATCTGGTTTTTAATCTGACTCATTGTTAGTTGGTCAGACGGTAACTTTTTCAAAATCAAACGGTTAGGTGCTTGCTCTTTAATCTGTTTTACCTTAGTTAAAACTTCTTCCTTATGTAGTGACAAATTGTCAGGAGCAATTTTTGTCCACATAGTGAAGTGTTTTCTCTGAATAATCTTAGGATTATCCTCAAAGAATATCTGTAAGACGTTATAACCTAAGTTAAATGCGTTATTTGAAATCTTACTTAAGACGGTGGTTTTACCAACCCCTGTGGGTGCCAAAATCACACCAATCTCACCTTTTGCCAGCCCTCCCTTTAGGAGGTTGTCTATGCCAGTTATTCCCATCGGAATTGGGTGACGGAAATCATCATCCAACACCTCATCCAAATTAAAGAACACATCAGCAGTTCCCGTGTCAACTTCACCAACTTGTAATGCTTCACGAACCATCTCTTCCAAGTGGTCATAAGACTCAAAATCACCCTTATCGATAATCTTTTGTGCCTTAACCATTACCTTTTGAAGTTCTTGTTGTTTACAGAACTTTAAAGACTTCTCTTGAACGTACTGATGACCCTCATTCGAAGCCTCTTTTACTTGCTCTAACATATCCAGGACCATTTTTTGGGCCATTGGAGATGCCACTTCTGACTTTGTAATTTGTTCTAAAGTTGCAAACGAGGGAGCGTGTTCATACTTGTGATAGTACTCCTTCGTCATCTGCATGATTAACTTAAAATATTGATTGTCAAAGTATTTGGGCTCGAGAACATCTACAATAGAATTTGCGAAGTCCTTATATAGGACGATGTTGTTAAGAAGTTGTAGTTGAAATGTGTTTCCGAGATATCCAAAATTCTTTTCTTTTGACATAATTTATTAAGTTTAAAATCTTTGTGTGTAGAATATAAATATGGTTAAACCAAGCTATATTCCAAATAATTGTGAGTTAAATTTTCACCTGAAAAAATGTCAGTAAGGGTACGAAGCAAGTTTTTTAGGTGTGGGCGTACGTCAACGGTATATCTTGTCTTTGGAGGGTATATTTTAGCATCCCATATTCTATGACAAATTGTCTCATCTCCAATACGAACATAGATGTTAAAGTACTCTGGACCGTCCGTATTTGACGTATCCAAAATCTCAGGGTTTGCCTCAATTTGAGACCTGTTCTCCAACATATACATCACCGCCTTTTTCTTAAGGTCACCGTGTATTGTTTCAGAGATATCTTTAACAAAATTGTGTAGTTCCATACTACCTCTTGCCTTCGGGTTGTATCCCTTAACATTAAAGTATCTCTGTACAATAATGTTATCATTAAGGGTTAATAAAAACTCCAATTTAGTTACATCATTCTTTTCTTTCATAACTTTCTTTTTTTGGTTTTAAATCTTCTTTTTTCTTTTCTTGTTAATTTCATAAAAGGTGTTAAAAATTCTACCCACGCATTGTCATGGTTGGGTAAGTACTTAAAAATACCATCACTCATCATCATTCTCATCAGATTCTTATATCCTCTACCATCGGGGTCCAACTCTTCTCGATAATATAATTCAATAAGTTCTTTTGATTCTTCATCAAGTAATGGGTTTGATAAATCAACCAGTCTTTTGTTAATATCAAAAAACTCTTCACCAAAAACCCCTCGTCTTGTTTTTCCTGACAAAAGGTTTTGTAATGCTCGGTTGTCTTTATCTGTTTTGTGTAATTCCTCTGCACGAATAACAATATCATCAACAGACACCGCATTGTCAACTATCTCAGGAAATAATTTAACAAATGTTTTTTCTCCCATATATTGAATTCCATCAATATTGTCGGATTTGTCACCTGAAATAATTTTGAATGTTGCGATGTTCTCATGTGGTATTGAGATGTCCTTTAAAGGTACCATATCTCCTTTCTTAAGAGTTATCTTCTTCATGGGTTGGTACACCTCAACATCATCAGAGATAAGTTGCGTGAGGTCTTTATCTGAAGAGAATATGGTTTTATATTCACCTTCGGATATTTGACAATAATATGCGATTAAGTCATCACTTTCAGTATTATCCACCGATACCTGACGAATAAACATTTCTTCCAAATATGCTTTAACCCTTTGAGTTTGCCAATCAAAAGATTCCCGTTTGGCTTCGTTTAATGTTTGTCTGCGATTTTGTTTATACTCAGGGAAAATAAGTCGTCTTTGGGAGGAGTTATTTTCTCCATCCCAAAAGACGATTACTTTGTCGTAATTGTGTTCTGATAAAAACTTTTTGATTGTATTGACGAAGTGGTAAATTCCTCCAATATGTTTCCCATCGTGATAAAAATCTCTTACCCCGTGAAAACCTATTTTAAATAAATTATTTCCGTCAACTAATAATGTCTTAACCACCTGTTATACCTTAAAGGGTTACACTTCTTCTTTTTCTTCTTCCAATTTGAAATCACCAGCAACACCAATGACTTCTTTCCAATATTCTGATTGAGCCGTCTTATAACTTTCAATCGATTTTTTCTCTTCTGCAGATTCTTTTCCCGCCAAGAAACCGTGAGGTGTTACAATGATTTTACCATCCTCATAACCCAAACCGTTAATGTGGTTTTTCATCACAGAAATTTTTGTTCTAACCGCAAATTTTACTTTACGCTTATCTTTCACCGCAGTGATTTTGTTTGTTCCCGCATTTTTCTGATTACCAAATAAAAATACCAAAGATGAATTCAACCAAATGGATTCACCACCTTTAGCTTTGATTTTTGGTTGACCAAATGGGTTGTCGGGTAATTCCACCCACGGTTGGTTTACAATAACTAATGTGTTTTCATATTGCGAATCCGATTTACGAGACCCTGAAATACGTTGGTTAATACCCATTCCGATTTTGTCTGCCAATGTGGCGGCGTTGTGTTGTTTACCACCTTTACCTTCAAAAGTCATCTTACAAGGAACTGAACCAACAGAATCCCATAAGAATAATAAATCATATTCTAATTCACCTTTTGCTTGAGCATCCAACAACTCATTAATGAAATCAGTGATTTGTTCAATATACTCAAAATTGTTGTTAAAAATAAAGAAACCATCCCAATCTAATTCTCCTGTTTCTTCATCAACAACTTCTTCACACTCAAAACCCATAAGTTTCGCGTGTTCAAATGACCATTTTTGTTCTGTAATAATAAACACAGGAAGAATACCCTTTTTCTGAGCATCAACCGCAGTTTTAACCAATGCGGTTGTCTTACCTGTATCTGAATGACCCAAGAACATATTTAAATGACCAATAGCAGGACCAGGGACACCAACCGCATCCAAAAATGCAGGTCCCAAATCAAAAAACCTTTGTGGTTTATATTTTGCAGAAGTTGAGAACTTCTTCTTTATACTATTAAAATCTTTTTTCTTTATTGCCATATTCTTGATAATTAAAAAGTGGTGCAGGTATTCCCCACACCACTTATATTAAATTGTTTACCATGGTAAATCATCGTCAACTTCTTGGTCCGCTTGTGGGTCCTCATGAGTTTCTTCTGATGTAGATGAAGAACTTGAACCACCAATGGTCATTTCTTCGTCATCACCATAAACATACTTTTTCAATTCACTATTCCATACAGGAGTTTCACCTCTTGCAATTGCCTCCAAATACTCAACAGGTTTTTGAGCATATACATCTTGCCATGTCAACTCATCTTCAACCCATTCTTTTTGTTGGTCTGCCTCCGCAGAAATAGGACAAGGGTCATCGTACATAACAGTTTGTACAACTGTATACTCAATACCTTTTGGAGTTTTAGCTTTTGCTAATTCAATAATAAGGTCACGACCTTCGTTAGCGTCGGTGATGTCACCTTTAGCTTTCCAAATAGGAATGATTTTGTCCAAAATACCTTCCTGTTTGTAGTTGTCTTTGAATCTCCAAAACTTAGGACCATCTTCTTCATTTTCACGGTCAATAAGTTTTACGATGTAGAATTTACGTGGACGGTATTGACGAGCCAATTCCTTATCTGACTCTTTACCTGTTGACATCAACTCATCGTAAACCTCAGTAAGTGGTGAACGCTCACCATCGTTTTTACCTGGGTCGTAGAGTTTAGTCCACTTACCATCAATCTGAACTTCGTGATACCATACTTCTTTGAATGGTGAAGAACCGTCTGATGTAGGAAGAATACGAACTCTCTTCTGTCCTGATTTAGTCCCCTTTGGGAGATACGTTGTGAAATAACGTTTTAGTCGGTCTTCTTGAGACATCGACTGATTACCACCGCTGTTTTTAGTGGTGTTTTTCTCGTACTGTGCCAGTACTGCGTCTAAAGCATTTGCCATAATTTCTCTGTTTTTCTCTTTAAAAATTTATTATTCTGTTACTCTATCTTAAATATAACATACAACTTGAGTTAGTCAAATGGTTACAAAATAAAAAAGACCACGAATTGTGGTCTTATTATAGTTAGTTATTTTGTGTTTGTCAATTACATTCTTTCTTCATCTTCAAAAGGTTGGTCGAAAGATTTTTTGATGTCACTCTCTGAATAATTCTCAACATCGTCAGGTGTTAAAATATATTCATTCTTACCTGTTTTTTCCATTTCAACTTCCTTATCAACAAAGAAATCAGTTAATTTTTGATTGTAAGGATAACTATCCAAACTTCTTAACTGTAATTTTTCTTCAGGAGATTTTTGACGGTACTTTTCTACCTTATGTTCCAAATCATTTATTTTCTGAAGGATTTGGTCCATATCTTCTAACTTTGAAGTTAGGTCATTTAATCTATCCATCATGGTCTCCATATACTCCTCTTGTTTTGAGGACATATCTTTTTGTGTTGTTACTAAGTCAGTAATATCCAATTCTTCGGTACCACCTTCTTCAGTACCCATATCACTTGCAGGTTCAGCAGGTGCTTCATCACCTTCAGTACTTGGCTCGTCTACAACCTCAACATCGGGGTCACTAGCCACGTCAACAGGTTCTGCAGGAGCATCACCAGCAGGTTCTGCATCCAAACCTAAATCACCACCACCTAAGTCTCCACCTAAATCGGCAGCGGGGTCTTCCTGTTCTCCAAGATATTTGTTAATATGTTTATACCTATTAACTTCTTCTAAAATTTTTCTTTCTACTGACATAAGTTTAATCTTTAACCATTTAAAAGAGTTTTAACCCCATGAGGTGTTTCAACTTTTAATGTTCTATTTAATTTCATTGTGTTATCCACTCTTTCGATAAGGCCGTCTCTCATTCTAACAGTATAACAATCACCAGTATCTAAGTCACAAACTTCTTTGTAACCATTACCAGCGTCTCTCTCTGTCATACGAGTATCTTTTGATAAAAATTGGTCTAATAATGTTTTAGTGTCCATAATCTTTTTATTATAAATATATCAAAGTTGGCAATTTTCCAAAATTATATCACTCCCCACTGATAATTCCATTTCTTATATACTTTATAAGCATTGTCAAATAATGTTTTTGCTGTCGTTTGTTTTGATAATTCTGAATCAATTGTTGTTATTATTTGATTATCTTCTATACCCGTTTGAGTGATTGTGGTGTTTCGATTGGTGTACCTTAAAGTATAGTACCATATATAAGTAAAAGCCAACGCTAAATCATTATTTATTTTTGTATTTTCTAAGAACGATGAAATTAATGTATCATAATTTCTAATAAAACTAACCATAAAAGTAATAGGTTCATCAAATGAATCAAAAGCAATGTATGGAACACTATATGAACCTTCTTTAACACAAACTTGTTTGTTATAAGAAATATTAAATTTAGGTTTTGTCTTATCATTTTTAAGATTATATAAGTTATAGTTAATAGTACTTAAACTATTACCACACTCAACAAATGCAGTTGAGAATAAATATTTCTTTTGATTATCTGTGTAGTTAGGTACTTTTGATTCTATTAGTGTTTTCAGATTTGACGGTGTAAGTGTTTTTCTTGATAAACTAACATAATTAACATTTCTTTCTGCAAGTTCTGTACAGTTATTTTCTTGTGTTTCATTTTTATTCTCGTTTGGAGTATTACTATTTCTAACCGCATTTTCTCTTTCTACGTTATCACTAATAGTTTGGTTTGCACCAACAGAGGTAACCGCTCTTTTAATTTGAGTCTTATATGATTGTACAATTTCTCGATTAACACTTGAAACCAAATCATCAGGTATTTCTAAAGAATGTATTGGTACCCTAACCCCTTCAAATGTTGTTATAAAATCTCTAGGTGTGATATCATGATTAACATTTAAAATCAAATATGCACCATAAAACATCGGCACATATCTTAAATTAAAGTACATTGTGGGTTGTATCATAGCATTACCCATACTTGTTACTGTACAGTTGTACGAACCATTTTTATAGAAGTTATAAAGGTTTGCTGTTTGTTGTGCAACTTTTTGACCTTCACCCATTGAACCCATATCAGCCAAAACTTGAAATGTTGGTGCTACATTTTTTCTCTGTGACATATCAAGAGCAATTGATTTAAATATACCCTGATTTCTAACTCCAAAATCAACGTTAAAACCAACCACCTTATTTCTATTAGAATAGTCGTCTGTATTTTCTGAAGCCAATAATGGATTTGGATTTGGTTTACTTAATAAAAACGAATCGTCTTTATAAAGGAAATTTTCATTTTCCTTATCTGTTTTAAGTGTTTCAGAGGTTTTACCAACATAAATTGCAAGAAACTTAGGTTCTGAACCATAAGTGTCAACCTCTAAAAATGTTCCAAATACGGGATTACCAATATCTGCATATTTAGGGTCAGGTTGATTATTTTTACTTCTTGTATTTCTTCCATAGAAATTTGCATAGGTTGGTGTAGGCATAAAAGTAAAATTATTTTCTTGAAGAATATGTCCAATTAGTTGATATAAGTTTAGTGTTGCTTGTGTTTTTCTTAAAAACAATCTTAAACTTTCAACATTAATAATCACATCATTACCTATCGGCCTATTGGCTTTATCTATAAATAAAAATTCTTCAAATATTGTTCTCTCTTTGAAGTCTTGCCCTGAAATCCATCGGTCATTAAAGTTTTTAAAAACCGTCCATAACTCATTTTTGTTTGTATCACCATCTAATTTAGACACAATGGTGTTGTCGGGAGTTTCTGTTACTTTAGGTAAATCTTTATTAAATTTAAAGAACATATGATTTAAGATATTAACTTGAAATTGAGATTGCAAATTTAGGTAATCCTCATATGAACTTCTAAAATCAGACGGTGTTAAACTATTGTTGTTGTATTTTAAAGAACCGTATATTTTAATAATTTTTGATAAATTAATGACATTATCTTCAGTAAATGCAACATTCATATCAACGAAGAAGTCAGTAAATGTTGACCCCGTGTCACTGTATTGTAAACCCGCACCGTTGTATTGACCAACATATAGATACATGGCGTTCCAAGCGTCTGGGTTTTGTAATTCACTAGCAGAAAGAGTAGTGGTTCCATTCTGTGTTGGGAGGCTACCGTTAACATAAGTACCAAAATCAATTTTATCTACAGGAATAAAGTTTTCGTTATTTGAGAATGAATCAAAAACTCTTCTGTTAAAATTACCTGGATTACCTATTTTCATTACTACTTTAGAGTTCTTTAATTGGTCCGTATTTAAACTAACAAAGTTTTTAGCTTGGTTAGTTGCAATATTACTGATATCAGTTACTGATTGTTGACCACTAAAATTAGATGGTTTATCAACAACAAATAAACTCTTCATAACTTCCTCAATATTCCAATTATACTTTGTAACCTCAGAACCCAAATAAGTGCTGTTATTAACATCTGTTGGGTTTATAACAATATCACCATAACTGTTATTATCCTTACAGAAATTAAGGAAGTGTCTTTCAAACTCATCTAAAATTTCTTTTGGGAAAATTGCAAATATTTCATCAATAGATTTATAAGATGAATTTGAATTATTATTTACAACATTAAAAGAATCTTGTTGTTCTTTTGAATTATCAATTACTTTAATATACTCATCAATTCCAGGCTTCTTTACCCAATCATTATTAAAATACCCAAAGTTAGGTGCCGACCAAAAACTTCTAACGCTACCATTCTGAACTGCTTGATTTGCCTGAATTGGTTGTTTTATTTTACCATTGACATCAAAACATTCTAATTTTGTTTGATTAAATTTAAGGTAACCAACAGAAGGTACCGTTAATAGTTTATCATCTGTTTCAAATACAAAATCATCACTTCCGCTAATATCAAAAAATTGTGACCATCCTCTATAATCTATTGTTCGATTAGGATTATTTATATCGTAATTTTGAATATTTTCTCTATTACTAATACCAATTCTTAATCCCTCATTATTATATGCATCGTCCCATTCTTGTTGAGTGTAGTTAGTAAAGATATCCTTACCTGTGAAGAAATAGTATAACGAATTAATTACCTTAGGGTAAAGTCCGTTATTAATTTCTAAAGATTCGTAAGTATTTGTTAAGACTAAGGTTGTGTCTAATTTTTCAGTATTATAAGTATAGGTACCCCCTGTATAATTCTTAATACTATATTGTGTTGTAAAGTCTTGATTTATTGGGTCATAACCATCAATGAAATCAAAATCTTTCCATACATCATTTAGAATGTCCGTACCCGTTTCTTTAAAAGTTTTATACCTGTTCCATATCGAACCATATTTTAAAACCCATAGGTACGCGGCTTTATGTATTGCAGACATCTTACTAAGACCTGCAAATATATAATCTAATCGAATATCGCTATCACTACCATCGCTTTGTATTTCTCTGGTTAAATACTTTTCACTTAACGTAGATAGTGGTAAAGAGTTTAAGTACATATAACCCAATGTTACATTGGGGTTATCCGCTTTCGCCTTTTTATTTTCAACACTTTTTAATAATGAATTAACAAAATATGGTGTATTCAATAATGAAGTTGTTTGTGTAGGTGTTAGGTTGTTAGTTGCCGTATCATAATCTGAACCATAATCTAAAACACCTTCAGTTAAATACCTCTTATCAAATGTTCTGTCTTCATAATAATCTATTGCCTGTTCTTGTGTGGTAAAATTACCAGTTTGACCATTTGGGTTTGAACCATCAATAACCGCTAAAATTTGATTTGGGTTATCAGGAACATTTAACGGAAAATCTAAATAAGTTAAATAGGTTTTACTATCATTATCATCAGTAGAATCGTCAAACGTACTAAACGTTTTTTTATTCTTATCAAATTTTAATATTTTAGTTGTGGTGTTTGCCCCATCAATAGAATTCACAGAAACACCGTTTGATAAATTACTTTTTAACCATTGGAGATTATTAAATGGATATGTGTCTAAAAAACTACCAACATTAGAATCAGTACTTTGTAGATACTCTTCTAATTTTTCTAATGAACTATCAACCCCATTAATATGAGTTGAATTTGAGTTCAATGAGTCAATACTGTAGATTCCAAAATCATTTTCGACCGCAGTCTTAACTGTTTGATTGGTGAATAAATCACGTATTTTTTGATTCCATAGTACACCCTGACCATTGCTAGACCCACTTCTTAATGTTTGAATAAATGTTTGGTTACTAAACTTAAATTGTTGTAAAAGTTGTTTTAAGTTAGGTGAATTAGTAATCGATTCTGTAACATTTTTAACTTCAAAATCACTTAATATTTGGTACATATTTTTTTTGAAGTTATTGTTTTTGGCTAACTTAGTATAATATGAAGCTAAATAAGTTCTTTCCCAAATTTCATATAACAATGATAAATCATCACCTGATAAGTATGGTGTTGTTTGAAATGGAAATTCAATTGCGTTCGGGAAAATATATGGATTATTTTGTAAATTGTTATTAACAATAGGTAACATAATTGGATTCTCTTTCTCCAAAGAACCTTTTAAATATTCTTCCACAAATTGTACTTCAGGCCAAATAGTATAATCCCATGCCTGAGTGTTATTAATCGAGCCCGATTCACCAGGATATTTTATTTGCCATTCAACCTTATCATCTTCATTAACAACTTTTTCAAAATATTGTGGCCATGGATAAACAGATGCAGTGTCTTTTAAAACTTGTTTTTCGGTACCGTCCGCATAAACTATAGTTTCTGAAAACATTTCTCTCGGTATTTTTCCGTCTGTTGATACTCCTTGTTTTTCTGGTGAAATGATTGATTTTAATCTTACAGGATTATTTCTAACTTCCCAAGCATCTTTATGTACATCATCCATTAATTTATAAAATGCATCCGCCCCCGCACAAATAACGGCTAAGACATTATTAATTGTAGGCATAAACCCTAAACCAATATCTGATGATTGTACTTTATTTGCTAAAGATTTAGAAAGTTTCTCTTCAATTTCATTTTTAAGTGTTTCAAAATTTTTACTCGCATCTGATAGTTTACCTAAAAAACTTCTATCTGAAAAATTAGCGTTTTTATTTTTATTACCAAAAACAATAAAAGAACCTTTTAAATTAGATTGGTCAATTACCTGAAAATTTTCATCAAGTTTGACCCTTTGAGCTTCAATTCTTTGTATAAAATCAGTTTTGAATTTATTTAATTCTATGTCTGTAGGAGTTTTACCTCTCGTTCTTGTATAAGTGGCAACAAAATCAATATCATCATAATTGTATACATTTTTAATAAAATCTGACTTTTTAATATTAAGAGTTATTTCACTATCACTATACGTTTTACCCTCAATTGTATACTTTCCAGCAACTCCGAACGTTGGGTTTGCCGATAACTTTCTATTGTACTCCCCGATAATTGCCGATAAATCACTTAAAGCGTCTTCTTTTTTTTGTTCAGTATCTAATTCTTTACTTAACTCATATAAAATTGGTGCGTTTGGGTCTTTTAATATTATAATACTACTTTTTTCAATATATCTATTAAACCAGTTTTTTCCACTATTCGGATAAATTGACGACCTGTACTGATTTATATCATTTTCATATTTAACTATATTAGTTAAAACTGACATATCTTCTTTATCATATGATTCCATAACCAACTTATTGAAATTTTCCAATTTCATTATCATTTGGTTAAGTGTTATTTCAGGAAAATTTTCATCTATTAAACCTTTTTGTTTGTATAACCTGTAGGTTTCTTTTATTTTCTCATAACCTTTTGTCGTTTCAATAGGAGTAACAGGAACTAAAGAATCTTCAGACGATGCCAATGTATTTGTTGTTTGAGAATCTTCCTCATATACTTTAGAATACATATGTGGTGTAGCATACAAATAATCAATCAACGTATCATTTAATAGTGCGTGGCTTCTTGCTTTAAAATTTGTTGTAACTTTATAACTACCGTCAGAAGGGTCAAATCTTGCGTTGAATGTTTCCAACATCAATTCAAGTTTGATTGCTTTTCCGTAATAACCCTTAACTGTTAATATAAAGATAGGATAAGGTAATTGAAAAAATACTCCGTAAGGTGATTGGTCTCCGTGCTCAAATAATACTCTTCCTTGAATATCCGTCATTTCAACCGTTACTGTTGGAACAAAGGACGCATTCATTTTAATACTAATACGAGTAATACCTAAAAGTTGTGTGTCTACATCTTGAGCGGTTTTTCTTTCAGAAAATAAAAATTGGTCAGTCCAACTAGCATCCATATAAGAAGGATTTTTGCTTGAAGAATTAACATTTGGACTATTGGGACCTTCATAGTCGTCTTTTGTTTGTCTACCTTTTAAAAAGTTAATATCTAATTGACCAACACCAACTGTCTTAATACTGTCACTATAACTACTACCATTTGCTAGTTTAGTACGAGGTATAATCCTCGCTTCTAAATTTGCATACATAACCAAATTTTCATGATTAACTAATCTTTCCTCAACAGTGCCGTCTTCATTAACCACCTTATTTGGGTCAATTACAACAATGTTTTCAAAATCAGCTTCTACAAAAACTTTTTGATTATTATAAAATTTGTTATCTGCCATAATAGAAGAAGTGGTTATCTAAAGCTGTTTTATAATCCTGTATGGACGCATTTAATGGATATGGAATAAATAGTAATGCTCCGTCAGTAATATTCTTTTCCAACCCACCATATTGAGGATTTGCAGCCATTATTAACCACCCAAAATAAGGCGAGTCGTAAAATTCGTAACTGATTTTATCCAGTCTACTCCTACCCGTTCTGTAAATATACCTCTTATCTGTAGTTTTTGAAGGGATTTTTACAAAAGGCACAACAGTTTGTTCACCGTTTACTAAAAAGTCGCTATATCTATTCCAATACCTCATTTCTTAAAGTTTACAATACCGTTAAAAATAACATTAGGCCAATTTGTTGGTCCCGAAGTGTTTGATTGTTGATTTAGTCCTGAATAAAGTTTTCTATACATACTTAGTTTATTTGGATAATTTTTAATATCTTTATTAGGAATTTTTGTATAATTAAACACCCTTTCTTTTTCTATTGGGAAGGGCTTATAAGTTGAAAAATCATTAACCTTTGATTCTTTTTTAAAATCATTAAAGTAATTTTTACCATTTAAAAATACTATTCTATAAATTTGATATAACCCATCAATTGGTTTAATGCCAGGAATAACTATATTATTACCAGGATTATATAATCCTTCACTACCTAATATTAAATCATTACCAATAACAATATCATCAGTGCCTTCTCTACCTAAAACTTTTTTAGATATAAAATCTTTCATTTGTTGGTTGTTATTGTATAAATCTTCACCCATTAAATTTTTTATTAGGTCTTCTCCATTATTTAATACTTCATTATAGAATATATGCATAAATCTTACATACGGTAAATTAGTTTTATAAGGTTCGGGTAATAATGTAAAGGTGTAACCAGTATTAAAAACATTACCTCTCAATAATGAATCATTACCTGTAAAAATAGAATCATAAAAACCTGTTAAATCTTTACCAACTTTATTTACGTCTCCATTTAATTCTTCATATGTGTTGGTATAACCTGATGGGTTGTCAGTAAATACTTCAGTGGTTCCGCTTAAATCTAATAGTATTGTTTCCGAAGTACTGATGTCATAACCATCAGTATTTGTTAACACAAAACTTAACTGGTCAATATCTCTTATTAATTTAAGTTCATTATTTGTTATATTTGATATAGCTGAAGTTGCTTTAGATAAAAAGTTATTCTTTTTATTGGTTATATAACTTTTTATGTTTTTCTTTAATTTTGTAATATCTCTATTTTTAAATGACTGATTAGTTATGCCTGACAATATAGGACATGTATTGTTATCAACATCTGTCAATGCATTTGTAAAAAGAGTATCTATCTTACTCTGTAATCCAACAGGGTTACCAAAAATATTCGCAGTAACTGATGTCCCTGTGAATAAATTATTTTCATTATAATATCCTGTCATATATCCGAAAGAATACGGTCTTTGTTCCATATAGTATAAGAAATCAAATGAATATTGACCTATTATATCAGTTAAACTTGTTATTACAGAATCCACATATCTTTTAGAATTATCAACCAGCTCGTTAGTTTTATTCTTATAAGATATCTGACCACTAATTGTTGTTGCGGTACCCGCAGAATAATTATTAAGTGTTTCCTCACCAATAAAATCACCAATTGCATTTCCAGCATCAGGGACAATATCAATTTTTGGTTTACCATTTTCATCCAAACTAAGTTGGATGTCCTCCCATATCTCAGCATTTAACTCGTCCAAACTATTATCAGTTACAATACTCCTCTCATCATATACCTCAGTGTTGGCATAATAATTAAAACTTAATGCGTTTTGTAACCTATTAACAGGTTCCTTAAGCCCTTGTCCACCGATAAAATAAAAAGACATATTAATATTAGCAATCATAGGTTGAACCCCAATACCTTCAGGATTTAAATCAAAAGTTAAAGGTTCGTACTGTATACCTAATTGGTTAATTGCAATTTTTGTGTGGTAAAAATCTCCAATTCTTAAAATACAAATAGGGGGAGCTCCAAATGCGGTGTTTCTCGCATCACTTTCTGTTGGCTTACCGTCAGGACCAATAACAGGTATGGTGTCACCAGGTCTTATACATTGTTGTAAGAAGGTTAATCTTGAATTAAGACCTTCAGGTGTGATAGCGTGGAATGCTGGTTGGAAATATTTTAACTTCTCTTTTATACCATCGTATGCCATCGGTGACTCGTCCTTAACCAAATCAAAATAGTCACATTCTGTAAGAAGTTTTTTAACTATAATCTTAGCAATCTGTTCTCTTCTTTTTGCGGTTGTAACGGGTTTTTTAGGTGTTGGATTTCCTGGTGCCTCCATATCACTTTGATTACCACTAACAGGTTGTGTCTCGTCAACATCAAGTTCTATTGGAACTTCAATCAATGGTGGTTCATCATCAATAGATACAATCTTAACTCTTCTACAGTACATCGCGTCTGTTGAGTAAATTTTATCTGCCCCTGTTAAATCTTCAGTACAACTAATTTGTCCATTTTCGGTTTCAATAAAAGCTTGTTCCCCTTTTGGGTCTTCAACTATCTTTAATTTACCTTCATCAACCCATGTTTGTAATGTTTTACCATTAATATCCGTTTTACATAAAAAGTATTTCCTAACACTATCTATACGTCTTTTCGATAAAGCTTTATTATATGCAAACGGACTAACACCCGCAGGTGGGTTAGGATTAGGTGCTGAGGCAGAACCAATTAAAGTAACAGTTAATTTATGGTCAGCAATTAATGCATCACCAATTTTTTTAACCAACTTATTTGTATTCTCTTCAATAGTTTTAACTTTTGTGTCAAAAAAAGTTTTTACAGGTTGTTTTTGGTCATCGTCTGGTTCTTTTTCATAATCGGTTTCTCTACCTAAATAATCCGTCAACACTTGTGCATAAGTTAAGGTCGATGCGGTTGCTGTGGCATTTCTAGGACCAGGAACATCATTATGAAAATAAAATGCAAAATCATAACTTTCATTACTATCAAATATTTTTTCATCAGGTTCTGTTTTGGTTTGTTGTTCAGGTGGTTCAGGAGGCACTTCTTCTTTATACACTTTCTTAACAACTTCAGGGTCAGGATTTGTTGTGATAATATCATAAATGTCCTGATACGTAAATTGAGGGAATCTACGAGCTAACTCATAAATGTCATAATCTCTACATCCAGCAAAGAAACTATCAACAATTGCAGTAACCCTTTCATTACTTTCTTTTGACAATTCTTTGTCAACTATGGCGTTTAATATTGACGGGTGGTCAACAACAATTTTCCAAGATAAACTACCTTGTCTCGTGGTGTTGTTATATGTATAAATTGGTTCAGGTCTACCTAAAAATTCATTACTATTCCAATTCGCAGAATTTGTTTCACTCACACCCATATCATAAGGTGGGAACCACATAATACGACCTCCATTTGGACCTCTCTCACAATGTGGTAAATCTTGGTATGTAAAACCAGGTTTGGTGGATGTTCTCCACGCTAAGTTCTCTATTGAGAACATATATTTTTTAACTCTACCATCAATAATATTAGTAGAGTCTTCTCCTCTAATCGGTGCAATGTTTAAGTTATATGTCTTATCTAAAACAGAATAAGTGAACCTTCTGTTTTCGGTGGTCATACCCGTTTCTTTTTGTAGTTCATTCATGAAAAGATATGGACGGTCTTTTGTAAATACTCTACAATATTCTCTACCTTCAATTTGTCCTGAGGCATTATTAACATAATTAATAACTCTTGAACCTTTGGTTAATTCTTTATAACCATCATTAAAGACTTTTGATACTTGGTCAATAGCATTACCAACATGTTGTAATTTAGCATCACCTGGAAGTCCGTCTGCAGCATCAACCAATCTCTGTGTATCATCTAAAATTGAACCTTTAGTGAATTCATAATTAGTCGATTGACTTGATTCA